TGCTTCTGCGCCGGGTCAGGCACAAACCGATCCAGCAGCGTCTTGCCGATCTCAAGGATCGGGCCGAGGATCAGCGGATTCACGTCAGGTTTCCATCAGGTCAGCGATGCGGCGTGCCCAGCCGCGTGAGAAGGCCGGCCAGTTGGTCAGGCCGGTCATGAAGCGCAGTCGCTGCGCCAGCACCCGCAACCGCAACGCGTTCATGTCCTGCGCATACGCCGCGGCCAACGTCTTGGGGCCGATGACCCCATCAGCCGTCACACCCAGCGCCCGCTGCAGCCACAGCGTGGCTTGATGCGGCCCTGAGTTCACCGCGGCGTCGAACGTAGCGTACCGGATGCCTGGCGGCAGATCGTCTGCGCGCACCGGCTTCCAGTACCGCTCAAGGTAGATCCGTTTGGCCAGATCCAGCGGCAGCTCGCGCATGTCGCCCTTGTAGCCCACCTCGCGGGCCACCGCCTCGGTGACGCCGAAGCGGGTCTTGCCCCCGGGGTCTGCCGGGTGATCGCTGAAGTCGCCTTCATGCCCCAGCAGCAGCGCGAACGCGGTGTCGAAGTTCATTTGCCCGGCCAGTGAGTAGCGACCCAAGACACGATGCCGCCAAACGCGGACGCGATGGTCATGCCCATCCAGAAGCCGCCCTTGCCCTTGTTGGCCAAGGCCAGCAACTCCTTGACGTCACTCTGCATCGCTGCCACTTGGTCTTCCAGCGTCTTGACCTGGCCGATCAGCAGACCGAATTTCACGGGGTCGATGTCGCTCATGGTGCTAAGGCGTTTTGGTTTTGGGATTCGGGGGCGAGGGCGTTGACTGAACCGATCATCGCACCTCGCGTAAGCGTTTCGCGCGCTGCTGCGCCTGTGGCTGCGCCGGCCTGCCGCTTGGCTTGCAAGTCAAGCGCCTGCTTGACAGCCTTGGCAGCTAACCCGGGGTCGGTCATTTCACGCGCGATTTCCATGGCCAGTTTATCGTCAAGCCTGAGCATAAGACGTTTGGTCACGCTGTTGAACACTGTCAAAGGTACGCTCAAGAACGCCGGCAAAGGCAGACCCAACTCACGGCCAGTTTCCGTGCCAATCTGCTTGATGTCGATCCCCGCATCGGACCCGGCTTTGACCAGTCGGTCATATTCGCCGCGGCGGATCAGGTCTTGCTGCACTGCGTTGACGTGCGACAGTTCTTGCGGAGACAACCCCTTGGTCAGCATTTGCAGCCGGCGCTCCACGGCGTCAGCCGTGGCGCCAGGCGGCAGCGGGGGCGACAGCTTGACGTTGGTCTGCTTGGCCAGTTCGTTGATCTTGTCCAACCGCGCGGCGTTCTGCCCCACCACTTTGATGCGCTGCAGCACGTTCATGCCCGCGTCGTCCAGCACCTTGATGGGGTCGGCGTACTTCTGCAGAAACGCCGCATGCGCCTCGGGCGTGGGTACTTTGACCTCGCGCATGTACAGATCTTCGATGCCGGCCCGCGCCGTCTGCATGGCTTTTGGGTCGTCTCCGAACAGCGTGACGAAGTTGCGCGCCTCGCTGACGCCACGAGGCTGGAAGTACTTGGTGATGACGTCTTCGGGCTTGATCTTCGGTTCGTTCAGCGACGTAGCGCGGAACAACTGATCATTGACGCCGGTCTTAAACCGGGGGACGTACTCGGTACGGTACAGGTTGAGCGCGTCGTCATACGCGGCTTTCGCCGTGTCGGACAGCGTGGTAGACGACTTGACCGCATCATCAATAGCTTCGTGGATTTTGCCGAGGCTGCGCAAACGCATCCCGGCGCCGGGGTCCATTGAAGTGCGCCCCGCAGCGATGTCCACATTGACCGCTTTGCGGATGTCGTCCAACTGCTGCAGCGTGACCTCGGGCGCGGGCGCAGCAGGCGCGGCCTGCTTGATTTTGCCGCTGACAACGCCTGCGCCCAACGGCTTCGCGGGCGGCGCCTTGGGCTGCAACGACAACAGCTTGCGCACCGTTTCTGGCGCAGTGCTGGGGTCGAAGTCCGACAGTTTACGCCCCAGAATCGACTCGGCTTCGCCGATGACTTTGCTCATGTCAATCTTGGCGTCGCCGGCTTCCTTGAACGCTGCGGCGTATGCAGGCTCGATGACGCCCTTCTTCACGGCTTCGCGCTTGGCTTCTGCGCCTGCCACTAGCGCAGCGCCCGCGTCTTCCGGACGCAAAGGCGCAAGCGCGGAATTCATCTTGGACTGCACTTTGGCTGCAGCGGCGTCAAACTTGGCCTGCGCACGGCCCTGCTGCGCGGCCTGCGCGGCAGCAGTCTGGGCTTCTGCGCCGGCAAACTCCGACACCATTGACGGCACTTTCTGCGCCTTGGCTTGCAAGAGAGAGAAGCGCGCGCTGCCTGCCGGCGCGGCTACCTCACCAGCACCAGGCGCAGCGCCCGGTACAGCGGCGCGCTGCCCGCGCAGCAAGTCCAGAATGTCTTGCCCTTTGCCTTCCAACGCCTTGAGGTAGGTGTCCGACTTGAGGTTGACGACTTTGCTGGCGTATTCTCCTGCCTTCTGCAATGTCGGCGCGATGATGCCGCGCCCGCCCGCTTCCATCGCGCCGCCAACCAGTACGTCTTCGGCGCCGCGGGTCAGCGCCTCTTTTGCGCTGGTGGGCGCCTTCTGATAGCCAAGCGCCTGCTCGGCAATGTCAAGCCCGCCCTTGGCCAAGCCGTAACCCAACCCCGCGCCGCCGACGATACCTGCAGGCCCAAGCGGCGTGCCCAGCACTGCACCGCCAGCACTGCCAAGCGCCTCAACGGTGGGTCGAACCATCTGGATGGCGCGCCGCCCCATCGGCACTTCGCTGGGCTGCGCAGGCGGCGCAACCATACCTGGCGCTGCGCCGGGAATCTGGCCTGCGGGCGCTGCGGGCGCGGCAGTAGCCCGCAACCGTCGAATTTCGTCAGCGAACACTTTCGCGTCTGCAGCATTACCGGCTGCGTCAGCTTTGATTAGCGCGGCGCTGAGTTGCTCAATGGTCGCCATGATTACTTGTACTTGTTGAGCAGAGCGTCGATGTTAGGCGATGCGGGTGCAGACGCCGCGCCGCCACCCTGCTTGTACTCATACGTCATATCGTATGCTTCTTTGATGGTCTGTTGCGATGCGCGGATCTGGTTGATGGCGTCCGAAATGGCTTTGCGGACGCTGGCCGCATCCTGCCGCCTGTCAAGCGCAGCAAACGCTTGCCGCAACTGCGCGCCTTCTTGGTTCGACACGTTGCCCAGCGCGCCGCCTGTGGGGGACGCCTGCCGCATGTTCTGCAACTCTTGAAAGCCGCCCCGCGCGGAGATCTTGTCGAACAACGCCTCGGCCTCGCGGCCCGCTGAAGTGATGCCCGGCAACCGACCAGCAGCGATACCCGTGATGCTGCTCAACCCTGGATGCTTGGCCAACGTCTCCAAGTCTTTGATGAGCGTGTTGGATGTGGTTTCAAACGTCTTGACGGCTGATGTGGCTTGAGGGAACTTGGCTTCACGGTTTTGGCGCTCTTTGGGCGTCAGGCTTTCCATGAACTGCGGCGGCGTCATGCCGACCGCTTGATCACGCGGCACATACTTCACTTGGCCAGTGGCCGAGTCAACCACAGGAATCGGCGCTGGCGGTTCCCGGGGCTCACGCGGCTGCGCGGGCGGGCGGCTGGCCAATGCGATGCGCGTCTTTTGCGCTTCTTCTTCCGGCGTCAGCAATTGCGATGCGCGCGGCGCCACAGGCGCAGTAAACATCTGTTGACGGGTACGTGGATCAAATACCGACGCGCCTGGCGCAACAGTCATTGGCTTGAACAAGTCAAGTTGGTCTTTTAGCGCCAAGCCTTGCCGCACAATACTGCCAATCTGCTCACCGTTGTACTCAGCCGGTAAAGCATTGACAAACTCCGGGCTAAAACGCCCAAGATCGGCACGTATTGCGCCGTAGGTTTCAGGTGTTGCTGAAGCAAGTCGTTGAGTGACGTACTCTAATTTTTTGCGCTCTTCATCAAGCACGCCCATGCGCTCTTTGCGCAGCCCTTCAGCGATGTCAAGCCCCGCTTTGCCAAACTGCGCTAGACCAGTTGCGCCTTGCGGCATGCCAGAACGGACGTACTCAGCCAGCGCGTTTTGCTGCTCAGTAGCTCGACGCCGTTCAGCCGCCAATGCTTCGCGCTCGCCGCGCTGCGCCAGCATGTTCTCGCGCTGGAACTGCATTTGCTCGGCCTGCATCTGGCGCAGCATGTTCTGATCGGCCTGCTGACGAACGTCCTGCTGGCCTTGGAAGAACGCCGATACCGGCTGCGCCGGTTGGAGAAGTCCAAAGTTCACTGCCATGTTGGCTCCTCAAGGGCCCGGCATGCCAGGCATAGCAGGGCCGTAGTAGTCACCGCTTGAATAAATGTCGCGTGATTCAACCGGCGCGTAATTCGGCGTCTGCGGCTGGCCGTAATACCGACCGGCCAGATAGCCCAACTGATTCAGTCCGCCCGAGTAGGCGCTGCCTCGGGCCAGTGCGGCGTTCGCCGCCGTCTGGCCTTGACCCAACATCATGTTGCCGACGTTGGTGGCGTAGGTCTGGCCCAGACCACTCATCACGCCTGCGGCGCGGGGGCCGACGTCAGCCAGCCCGGCCAGACGGTTATACGCCGCGCCGAACTCCTGCGAGCCGAGGTCTTGGCCGTACCGCAGCGCGGCCTCCAGCGCGCCGCCTGAGATCAGCTTGCCGCGCGCCGCGGCTTGGCGGTCCAGCGCCTTTATGCCCTCGCTCAGACGGAACTGGTAGCCGGGGTCCATTTGCAGGAAGTTCTGCGCTGCGCCAGGCCCGCCGCTCATCAGCGAGCGCAACCGGTTGTAGTCCTCGGTCCCGCCTTGCAGGAACGGCTGCTGCCGAGCGATGTTCTGCTCGTACTGTTGGCGCTGAAGTTCTGTGGCGCGATCAGTGGCTTCCGCAGACGTCTGCGCCGCAGACTTTGCGGCGCGCGCTTGCATGCTGCCGCCGATCAGAGCGGCAGCGGCGGGAATCAGGAACTGGAACATTTAGGTCACCTCGCGCCCGCTTGCGCGGATGTTGATGGCGGTTGCCGTGCCGGCGATTGTAGAGATGAACCCGCTGGGCGCAAGCACTTGGCCGACGATCTCGGGGAACGTGTACGTCTCGGCCGGGGCCAGCGTCTTGGTCTTGACGATCAAGTTTTGATTGCCCGCCGTGTCCGCGCCGGTCACCAAGTTCACGCTGATCGTCGCAGCCGAGGCGCTGTAGTTCGTCGCGGTGAACTTGTCGATGATCGCGGTCACGCCCGTGGCGGTGTACTGCGTGGTTTGCGCGGCCTCGGCGATCTTGGCCGGGATGAGAACTTTGACGGTGACAGTCATTTCGCCTCCTTACGGGAAACACTCTACGTTGCAAACGACGGACGAGTTGCCGTTTACTACCGTGATGGAAAATCCGTCGATGTCCGCAGACAGCAGAGTTGCATACGCGACCACAGCCCCGCTGCTGTCTTTGATGTTGATAACGCCCGTATCGCCGCCGCCGCGTCGGCCTGTTCCGTCTACCGAGCTAAAAATTACCGTGCCCGACGTGCCATCGTGCGTGCCCACAGATGTAAACGCCTGCGTAGTTGACGCAAGCACCGCAGTAATCCGCAAAGCGCGCGGGCGAAACCCTACGCCGGTAACCGCTTGAGTGCCCGCGCTGGCGTTCAACGTAAACTGAATGTACTTGAACGGCGGCAACAGCGCGCCGTTCTTGTCGTAGTTGTTCAGCGTGTAGCAACCCGCACCAAACCGAGCCGCCGTCAGGTTGTAGTAAGTGGCGGTTTTTTGCTCGTTAAAGTCGTTGTTATAGATGGCGACGTTTGTACACGCCGCGCCCGCACCACCAAACCCAATCGCCGCGTATTGCGTCTTAGTGCCTTGACGGTCGCCGATGCGATTGCCGTGGATCTGGATATGGTCGGGCTGATTAGGCGCGGCGACCGAGCCGATGATGGTGATACCGTTTGCAAACGGGTAGTACGCTGTGTCTTGCCCGTTGTTGAAAATTATGTTGTCGGCAATCGTGACATTTTGAACGTCCGAAAGCGCAATGCCTTCCGCACCGCATGAATCAATAGTATTGCCAACAATGACAGTGTACGGCGAGCCGCACTCAATGCCTGACGCAGAGATGTTTGACCGGGTAGCGCCGGTAATCGTATTGTTCTCGATGCGAAGGTACGCGCCAGTGTCGTTGCAAAAGATCGTAGATTCGCCGTTACCGACGCAGTTGTTGTTGGTGAACGATCCTCTGGTCGGCATGAAGTACGCCGCAGACCAGTTGTTGTCGTAGAAAAAGTTGTTCTCCACACGCGCGTCGTAGGGCGTGCCCAACACAGACGTCGCAATCCAAAGCGCCGGGGCGCTGACTGTAGATGGAATGGGGCGCCCGTTATTGGTGAAGTAGCACTCCGTCACCACCATGTTGCGGTTGGCGGTCATAGCCAGCGCGATGAACGTATGGTTCTGGAAGCCGCAGTTTGAAAACGTGACGTTTGACACCTTGGCAACAGCGACAAGCTCCGCTGTGCGCGTGGAGTTGTTGTTGCCGTCAAACGTCAGCCCGTAGAACTCCAAATCGGTGTCGTAGTAGACGTCAACAGTACCCGTGATGATGTCGTTGCGGATCGCGGTCGTGCCTGCTCCGAACCCGGAGGTCAGCTTGATGATCGACTTGTTCATCCCCTCGCCGATCAGCGTCGTCTTGGTCTTGACGAGCAGCGTGGTGGAGATGCGGTAGGTGCCAGCAGGGAAGTAGACGCTGCGTCCGGTGCCGGCGTTCAGCGCGTTCTGGATCGCCGTGGTGTCGTCAGTAGACCCGTCGCCCGCGGCGCCGAAATCTTTGACCGACAACGACTGGCGCAAACGCGCTTGGACCGTGGTGGCCACCGCGCCCGTGCCCGACTGAACGTACCCTACAAGACTGGAGCCATTGGACGCGGACAGTGTGGTCAGCGCCGAAATGACGTCGATGTTGTCCACCGTCCAGATCTCAACGTCAGTGGCTGAGGTCAGCTTGAGCTTGTACGAAGCATTACCCAGCCACACAGACGCCTCGCCTCGGCTGTCAAGAATGACGGGATTGGTGTTGGCCACCAGGCCACTGGCCGAGGTGTACGTCAGCAGCGGCGTGGTCGTGCCGGCTGCATAGGAGTACAGCTTCCCGCCAGACAGAGGCACGCCGTTGGCGTCAAAGAACTGAAGTTTGGGTGCGGGCGAGAGGATGGCCATAAAAGTCCTTACAAAGCCGCGAGGGCAAACGTCAGCAATTGATCATAGCGCAGACCCAACCGAGAAGTCACAGTGCCATCGGCCAATTCGACTTCATCGCTGCAGAACATTCCATACTTGCTCGCGTCAAGTCCTTCTGCGGCAAACGCCGCGCGCACATCCTGCGCCATGACGCCGACGTGCGTCCGCGCGCCGTCGCCTTTTAGCGCCACAGCGGAATTCCATTTGAACGCTCGGATCAGAGCTTTGATGCGCTGCGCAACGCGGTGTTCTGCGTCAGTCAACGAACGCACTTGCTGCTTTTCAGTGGCGTCGGAAGTGTTGATGGTGCCTACGGTTGCGTAGACAGTGTTCCAACGCTGCGAGCTTGTGCCTAAGTTGTAGGTGTTGTCTACAAAGGGTCTAAAACCGCTAGCTTGCGTCACTGTGACAGCGGTAGTGCCGATGCCAGTGATTACGCCATTTGACCCAGTAAGAACCGCATAGTTGGTGTCTTGATAGAACTTTGTGGTTGTGTTGTCTGCGTAAAAAACGCTGCCGTACACGCCAGTCCAATAATAGCTTGACGTCCCAAGAGAATAGGACGCTGACAAATATGGACGAAAGCTACTGGCGTCAACTTGCGTGATGATTGTGGAGTTGCACACAGCTTGAACGCCGCTTGTGCCGTTTATATACGCGTGACCGGAATTTTCTTTGTATTGAGCTTGTTGCGAATCCCCAGCCAAAAATTCTTGTGCGTAGGCAGAATTCCAACGTTGGCTACTTGTGCCTAAATTATAAGAGTAGTTGGCATAAGGGCGAAAACCCGTGGCCTGCGTGACCGTCACTGCGGTGCCGGCTATGCCGGTAATGACGCCGTTGTCGCCGTCAACAACAGCATACCCACTGTCTTCTTTAAAACGGGCTTGTTGTCCGGCACCGGCTAAAAATTCGGTGGAGTACGTAGATGCCCAGCGTTGACCACTGGTGCCCAAGTTATAGGTGTTGCTGGCAAACGGACGGAAGCCCGTAGCCTGCGTGACCGTCACTGCGGTGGTGCCAATACCCGTGATTGCGCCGTTTGTCCCCAGCATCGCAATGTATCCGTTGTCTTCGGCCAGCGTGCCGTTGCGCGCGCCCGTCGTTGCGCTTACGGTGTTCAGTCGGGTGACGAATGCGTTTTCCGAGTTCTGGTACGCAAGGGTGCCAAAGATGACCGGTGGTGTCGTGCCGATCTCAGCGTCACGCTTGACCGCGTTTATCTCTGCGGTGTAGTCGACCGGTGCTGGTGCTACCTCCAGGCCGTTGATCGTTGTGTCAATGACATCCGAGTAGTCAACCGGCAATGGAGCCAAAGCAAAGTCGTTTGTTGAGCCGCCCGTGTTCTCATACGTCAGCGTGAACAGGTTTAGAAAGAACCTGTACCACTCACGCGCAATGATGCCTGTTCGAGGATCAACCAGCGGCACGCGCGGCGGCGTGATGGTCGTAATGTTTGGCGGGCTGCTCATGCCGACGTGCCGCTAAGGTTCAATTCGGCACCCATGACGGCAATTTTTACCGGATCAGTGCCGCTGACTTCGTAAACGCGGTCGCGCAGTTTTAAGGTCATGCCGAGGCGGCGCCAGAAGACGCGGCGGCTGTACTCACCGATGCGGCCCAATTCAGACCAGTGTTCATTCGACCAAGTGTGCCCGCCGTCGTCCGACCAGCGCAGCATCACTTTGGGGTTGACGCCTTGCGTGAACACAGGCTCCTCATAGACTTCGTAAAGCTGCGCGGCAAAGTTTAACGACAGCGTTTCGTCTACAGCCGGAACCGGATCAAAAGGATCCAAGCCATTGAGCCCAACCCCTGATTCACAATCAAGCTGCAGCGTGTGGTGCGCGGTGCGCTTCAAATTGTTCTGACCCGTGGGCAACGCCCGCCATGACCGAAGCCACCGCTGCACGCTGTTGTTGTCAGCGTAGACGTCTAGGTCAAATGCGTAGATGTTGCCGTTCTCGTAATCGCCAATAACGATCTCGTTATTAAACGCCATCTGGCAGTTGCCACGGTGGCGCGTAAACGCAGTGCCGTCCCAGCCGGCACGTTCATGCCAAGCGCCGGTCGAGACGTCATACACCCAAGTGGTGTTGGCGTTTGGGAAAACCAGCACATAGAAGCTGTGGCCGTCCTGCTGGTAGGTGTACCCGATGGCGTCCGTCAGGCTGCCGTATTGCTGAATCTGCCACTCGACGGCGTGCGTGCTGATGCGCTGGCCGGTGTATCCATTGGCCCGGTAGACAATACCGCGCCCGCGTGCATCAGACCCAAGCCAGAAGATGCCGTTGTCCAGTTTGGCCACAGAGTAAGGCGCTGAACAGCCGATTTCATTAAATGCGCCTTGAATGCGCGTCAAGGGAAAATCGACAGCGCCGCTGTCGTACCACACTTCGACGCTGTTGTTGCCAAACAACCACGCTTCGCGGTGGTCAACGATCAGGCTTACCAAGCCGTCTGGAGAGCCTTCTGCGCTCGCAAAATCAAGAGGGTCTACCGAAGTGCCGTCCAGCAGACTGGTGACCCACACGCGCTGGCTGCCAGGCTCGTTGAACACAAAGTACCCGTCGAGATAGCCGACTGTCACCGCGCCGGGAAAGTCGGGGTCTGTGATCTCGGCAAACGCGCCTGTAGAGTTGTTGTAGATGAAGCTGGGACCACCGCATGCGATGAACAATTGCGTGCCGTTGTCGGACATGGACACTGGGCCAGAGCCGGTGACGATGCCGACCGCAGTGGCAACCCAACTGGTGTTGATCTTGTACAGCGTGTTGCCGGAAACAACAAATGCCGCAGTGGCGTCAGATTGAAACGCCCAGAGTCCACGTACAGGCCCGCTACCAACAGATGCCAGCAGCCGCAGCCCCGGCGCGCGTTGAAGAAACGCCGGCTCCTTCCCTGCTTCCGGTACGATCTCCGGAAACAGGTTGATCATCCGGTTGTCCGCAGCATTGACGCTGCGGGCAACATACGCCGATCCGAGGATGGGCGTCTTCATGCTATACTACCATTCATGTTAAACGGAGATTGAGCATGGAAACGTGGAAACCAGTTTTTGGCTTTGAAGATCTGTACGAGGTGAGCGATCACGGTAATGTGCGCCGCACAGCACGAGGTAAAACGCTGGACGGCGCCAAAGTAGCCGAGGCCAAGCGCATGTTTGAGCAAGGTGCGCTGTTGCGTGAAGTTGCGGCGTTTTTGGACACCAGTTTGGCCACCGCCAGCAACATCAAGCGCGGCAACACTTGGGTCGGAGACACTCGGCATCGTCCAGTAAAACTTCGATTGGACACGCATAAATACGCACAAGTCGATTTGGTGCAGAACGGCGTCTATCACAGAAAACGTGTGCATCGGCTGGTGTGGGAGACATTTAACGGCCGAATTCTTGGCCGACTTGAAGTCAACCACAAAGACCTTGACCGCGCCAACAATCGGCTGGACAACTTGGAGTTGCTTACGCATCGGGACAATGTTAACCATGCGCACGCTATTTATGCTGAAGAACGCAAACACCTGCCTAAAGGCCAACGCCGCGGCCCTCGTAGTCAGTATGCTAAACTTCAACATTCCTAGTAGTTGCCTGCATACACATTAAACCGCTGGCGAGTGGCCACCAACGAGTACGGCAGGCTCATGATGTCGTCAGGGTTGTTGATGCGCTTGATGTTGCGCTTGGACGTCATGGCGATGCGCTGGACCTGCGGTGACGGCTCAACGCCGAACTCGGGCGCGATCTCCATCGCCAAGTTGTAGGTGAACGCTCGCAGGTAGCCTGGCGGAAACGTCAGCTCGGTGGCCAGCGTTGCCGGCTGCGTCAACTCCTCAACCGAGATGAAGTGCCACTCCAGCAGCCGCGTGGGCACCGGGTAGATGTACATCTCAATGTCGGGATACGTCATGTTGATCCACAGCACCTGCGGATACGTTGACGTGACCGTCTTGACAGCAATACCGTTGTACTGCTGCTGATTGATCATCTTGATGCCGAAGCTGACGTTCGTGCCGGGGTCGCGGAAGTACGTCGAGTCGTCCAGCAGGACGGGCCGGTTGCCCACAAAGTCGCCCGTAGGCCCCAGCGTGCGGCTGATCGTGCTGGCGGGCCAATTGAACACTTGGTCTTGCGTGCTGAACACAGACAGCCGCTCGGTGTTCCACGAGTCGATCATCTGGTTCATCGCCGTCAGCGAGTCTTGCATGACGGCGGCGGATGTGGTTTCGCCTTCTGCCAATACGCCCAGCAGACGCAGGGCGCGCTGGATTTGATCACCCGCTGTGGTGGACATTGACAACCTCCCTACGGCGGCGGGTGCGCTCGGTCAAAGCGTTGACTGCAAGCGCGGGTTCGACATCATCGTCTTGATCGGGAGTATACCGCGCCCATCCGCTGCGCTCGTCGTATTCCGCTTCCATTTCCAACGTCGCTACCTTAGCGCCGTGGATCGGATGTCTCATGTAGATGATGGGCATAGAAGAAGGGGGCCGAAGCCCCTTTCCGTTACACGCAGTGGATCAACGCGAAGTTGATGATGACCGCTTCAGACAGCGACCCCGCAGTCAGGTTACGCAGCGCAATGACCGCAGAACCAGCAGTCATGCTGGAAATGTAGGTCGTATACGCCGCAGCCGTAGCGCCGCCCGACACGTTCACGACGATTGAGTCGTTGGCGGAAATGAAACTGTTGTTCATCGTGAAAGTCACTGCGGTATTGCCCGCCAAAGCCGTGGCAGCCATAGTGATGCGGCCAGCAGCCTTGTTCAGCGTTACCGCTGTGGTCTTGTCAGTGGCCTGTGTCACCGTGCCCTGCGCGTCTGCGGTGTACCCCAACTCGCTGGATGCATAGACGGTACCCCCACTAACCGAAGCGCCGGTAACAGCGCCCGTAACAGCAACCGCACCCGTAACGGTAACGCTTTCAAACTCGGGGTCGCTGTACGCGACGCCGACAGCCTTGGTATTAGGCATGATCAATCCTTTCAAAAATGCGCGGCCCGAAGGCCGCGCGATGCGTCAAGCCACGCGATACAGCGCCCAAGCGCCAGCAGCGCTCTTGCGAGCAAGCAGCGCAGCGCCGGTCGTGATAGGGATTGTCATGGTCAGAGAACCAGAGACAGTCCAGCCGGTACCCGCAGCGATGATCGCGGTGGCGGAAGACGTGCCGAGGTTGACCACACGGAAAGTGAACGAAGTGCCCACTTTGTCCGAATTGGTCAGCACGGCTTCCAAATCCGCCACAGTGGGCAGCGTGTAGGTCTGAGCCGCAGCGGTGACACCGCTGTTGGCCAAGATCAGACCGTTCAGCACTTGTGCTGGGGTCAGGGTTGCAGTAGCCGCAATCGACACCGGCTCGGGGAGCGCGTCGATCAGGGGTTCGTTGAGGTTGCCGTCGCCGACTTGATAGCCGCCGCCACCATTAGGGAGTGCCATGATTGAGTTTCCTTTCAGTGTTCAGTTGTAAGACTGGGGGCCGTAGCCCCCATTGTCATCAGCCCCAGAGACGGCAGGCCATCTGCGGACGAATGGTGCTGTAACCGTACAGCACGTCGATCCGGCAAGGCATGCGGTCGTTGTTGATGTCGTACTGACGCACGACGCGCAGGCTGATGCCGTTGTGAACGGCACGCGCAGCCATGTCCACGCCTTGGGGCAGGAGCAGGTCAGCGGTGGCGAACGTGACGGCATCCTTGTGGTACACCAAGTTCTGAGCGTACTGCGTAGAGGCAGCACCCACGAACACCACAGCCTTGCTGTTGCCAGGCAGGCTGTTGACGGTGGCCAGAGCGCTGCTGGCCGAGTACATCGGAGCCACGGTCACGGTGACGGCGGTGCCGCTGGCGGTGACGTCAGCCAGAACCACGAACTGGAACAGCGAGCCGGTGGACTCACGGGTCTGCGGGTTCACCGCAAAGCAGTCAGCCACGGTGAACACGTCACCAGCCTTGATGGTGACGTTAGACGCCACGGTCAGCGCGATGGAGGTCGCGCCTTCAGCGGTAACTGCCGCAGAGGTGGTGTTGCCGGTAGCGCCGCGCGAGCCGGTCGTGAACTGCTTGATCGACTGAGACATGTTGACTTCTTCGAAGCCAAGCACGCCAGTGCCCATCATGCCGTTCTTGAACTGCTTGCTGATGGTGTCGGTGGGATTGAACAGACCCTTCATGCCTTCCACCAGACCAGCGTTTGCGGCGGGGTTGACCGTTGCGTACCGCGGCGACATCACAGCGGCGTTCTCGTTCAGCTTCTGCTGGGCCTGCAGCAAAACCAGCGAGGTGGCCGGCGTGGTGCCGGGCGTGCCGACAGAGTTGCCGATGGTGCGGAAGGCGTTGGCGACGTCAGCGTCGATGCTGGAGGCCAACTGGCTGATACGAGGCTTGAGCACACGATCAGCGAAGTCATCCAACTGCATCGTCAGCTCAGCGGACGTGAAGTTCACGCCGATGTGCTTCTGGTTGTTGACAGTCAGGGTCGTGAACTGCTCGTTGTCGTCCTGCACTTGCAGAGCGGCACCGTCAGTCACCAGGGCGCGGTCCGGCAGGCGGATGCGCAGCGTGGAGCCGATCTTGGCCCCTTCGACAGCAAAGCTGTCGTCGTACTGGCGGTTCACGTTGCGCGTGATCACCAAGTTGTTTTCCAGGATCTCCAGGGCCTTCCTGGTGATCATGTCAATGGTCAGAATACTATTGGCCACAGCGGGCTCCTTTCAAGTCTTAGCGGTTTGCTTGTGCCTGCATCTTTCGCATCTGGCGGGCTCGTTCAGCTTCAATCCATTCCGACGTACTCATGTTCTTGATGGAACGCGGGTCAGTCGTGTCGTAAGACGGGTTGTTGCTGCTTCGGGCTGTGACAGGTGTGATCGGTGCTGGCGCTGACGTAGTTCGTTTGACGGGCGGATTGTCGGTCAGTCTGCCTTCAATCTTGCCAATTTCTTTTGCCTGCAAGAACGGCGACAAGCGCGAGATACGGTCCGCTTCTTTGGGGTTAGCTCCAAGGTAGTACGCTACATCAGGGCCAACATCAGAAGCGCGGATCGTCTCAGCCATCACGTCAGTGATTCGGACGCTCGGGTTGTAGGCGACTTGTTCAAAGTCGTCATACTTGTTCCGGGCCTCTTCTTCCCTGTCGTGGTAGGCGTCAGCAATCGCTGCCTGTGCCTTTTGCTGGTCTCGCAAGGCAATCAGTTCTTCGGCCTTCTTGTACGCCAACGCGTCTGCGTAGGCTTCAGGAGACTCAAACTGATCAACTGGCGGAACATCTTTCGGCGCGGGCTGCCGGGTTTGCATATCTGCAAACTTGGCCGCTTGCTCTCGTTCCCACTTTCGCTGCTCTCTTGCGAGGCGCTTGCTGATCATCGCGTCGATCTCAGCTTGAGAAAACTTCTTTTCCTCTGCCGTTTGCTCGACTTGGTTCTCAGCTACTTCCGGCGAACTTGCTTCAACATCAGGCGCAGCCGTTGCTGCCTGTGCCGGCGCGGGGTCAACTTCCGCTAGGACTTGGACTTCTTCAGTCATGGATGCTCAAATTGAGCCCTGGTAAACCTTACCAGTACGGTTGCGGTGCATATTACACCAGAATCAGGCCCACATTCTCGCAGGCGTTACCGGAAATACTTGGTACGGTGCCAGCTCCGGAACCTCGTCGGTGTGGCGCACGTTGACGTGCCAGCCATCAATCGAAGCCATCTCGTCCACCGCTTCGCCGCTTTCGTCCTCGGCAGGCAGCACGTTGCCCGTGGGCTTGTAGATCACGCCGATGACATCCACCGCCGCGTAGCGAGGGACTTTGACTGTCTCGACCACATCGTCTTGCACGTTGGTCTGCTCGGTAAACAGCGCCGCGTTGGCCTCGGCTTCGTCAGCGAATTTCAGGAAGAAATCGTGGTACATGGGTGCTCCTTAAGCGGTGATGGCCTGCAACTCGGCATTGCTCAGGCGGCGGGGGTAGTAGGTGATGCGGCGGAGGTAGCCGTTGATAAAATTAGCACTGGAGACATTTGAGCCGATTCGCGCAGTAGTTTGTCCAGACGGAACGGTTCCTGACGTATCAGTTACGGCAGCAGCGCCGTTCAAAGATGCGGCAAAATCATTTGTTGCGTACGCGGTAGACAACTTGAATGTGGCGTTTTGTGCGATTGTTCCAGCCGAGAAGTTGGCCTGATCTACGCCGCCAGAAACAACCCGAAAAGCGGGGCTGTTTGCCACATTGAAATAGGTGATGATGCGATTGGATGCCGTACCGTCGTCTGTGCTGAACAACGATGCAGACACTTGTGCGTTTGCCGCCTCAACAAAAATTGTCCCCGCCGTCGCGTTATACCAAGGGCTCAGCGTATTCACTGAAGCCACATCGGCTGCACGGGTCAGCGCGGTGGTGGTGGTGGGGATGACGGAGGTGGCAAACGCGCCGAGTTCTAGCTGGGGCAGGCCGATACGCAGGGTGATGTCGATGGCGACACCGGAGCCACACAGCATCGCCAATAGAGGTTGAACAAATGCCGTTGATGCGTTATTTGTCGTGTAAGTATCGGTAATTCGCGTCAGTGTTGACGAAATTGTGGAGACGCGGTTTGTGCCAACAAGTGTCGATAGATATGTCGGAACACTTGAGTATTGATTAAGGCTCCATGCCATTGAAATGATGTTGGCAGTTGACCCCCCAACAATCGAAAGCCAAACGCTTCCCGCCCACGTTTGAGCGTTTGTGGCTGCAATGTTTGTAAACCCCTCCACATTTACGTTAAAAAAGGTGCTTGAGGTTGTTCCGTTTAGCCGAATGTCGACGTAGGTAATACCGTTGCTTGTGCCGGTGCCAACAATAGTTTGTGTCAGACCTGAAGGTTGTATTGTCCAATTCGTCGGCAGCGTCCCCGGCGTGCCCGCCACCGCGCCCACCATCGTGTTGTTGCGGATGCTGTTCGTCCTCGCCTCCTCAATCAGCAGCCCTTGAGCCGCCAGCGTGCTGGGGTTGTAGTCCAGGCGTGGGGCGTCAACCGCAGCAGAGGTCAGCGTGCCCGTGCTGTCGAAGTACGTGGCCGTGCTGGCACGGGTGAAGGTGATGATCTGCGAGAAGGTTTTGGATACGAGTGCCATGTTTTACTCCCAGACCACGTACTGCTCTGCAATTTGGTATTGCTCGGAAGTGAAATTGAGACTGATGGAGTCTCCGTTTTCACCCAAGTTGTTAGGTACGCCTGCAAACACCAGGTCAAGCGTCGGACCAAGCTGCGCAAACGGATCGTTTGCTGGCACCCCCGCAGAGATGCCGCCGTCGCCGTACACCCCACCATTGGCCATCCAGTCCTGACGGACTCGGTTGACGTATACCGGTGAGTTGCGGACGGTGATCATGCGTAGTAGCTCACGTTCAGTTTGGCACTGGCAGCCTGTTCAATGAACCGAATGCGCTGCAGATCGCCGTCATACGACAACACCGTTGAGATGGGCACGGGCATACCGACCGCGCTGGTGGGGTTGGTGCCGTCATCGCGCCAGCGCACCGCTTGAGTCTCGGGCGTGATGATGGCCAGTGTGGCCCCGCTTGGAACGGTCAGCGCTGCTGCGGCAGACAACGAAGTGATCTGCTGGTATCCCAAGCAAACGGTGGTGGATTTCAGTCCCATGAGTCAACCTCAAAAGTTTGGTTTGGTCAAGACGCCCGCAAAGACTTGACTTGTGCCACAAAACGTGCCCACAGTCCAGCAATTTTGCGTGTGATCTTCTTGTGAAGCGGCCAAGACAACTCGTCTGGCACATCGTTGTAGACGTACATGGCGTCAGGCGTAGTAAGAGATGTTCAACTTGGCGCCAGGCGTTTGCTGGATGAACCGGATTCGGGATATGTCGCCGTCGTACTGCAGGGTCACGCCGGCTGCAAGAGGCATCCCCAGCGATGCGGTAGGCGCGCCGCCGTCATCGCGCCACCGAACCGCCGCGACTTCGCTAGTAATCAACGCAAACGAAGGGCGGCAGTTCAGCCCGTTGGCATCCGTAGATGGCGCGTTCAATGCTGTTGCCGTCGATAGTGACGTGATCTGCTCATAGCCGATACAAGACGTGATGGCTTTGAGGTTGATGGCCACTCAGAATCTCCCGCGTTCAGTGAACGAGCGCAATTTTATATCTAGTTGGACCGCAGTTTCTGGAGGCGTCGGGCCTTCCTCTACCGGGGGGAAGAAGTACCCCGAGAAGAACGCGGCAGCGAAGTACGTCTTAGGAAACATCGTAGGTCAGGCCCGTGCGGTTGCCGTTGGCGTCTACTGTGGCCGTGATCCGTACTGTACTGCCGTTCACGCTCTTGATCAAAATCGGCCCGCCAGGCGAGCCGGCCAGTTCGCCCGCGGCAGAGGCCGCGATCAACTTCAGCAAGTCGTTGGCCGCGTATGTTCCGTCGATGACTTGCGCCCAGACCGCAGCAGCCAAGTTCTGCGGACTGAGTTCTGTGAATGGTGTGATGTCGCCGCTCAAATTTCCCGTCGCCCTGATCGTGGCGCTGTTTGAGAACTGCACCAGCGCAGCGCCCACGGCGTCGACGATGGCGCCGAGCGTGGCGTTGTTGACCGTGAACGAGAAGG